CGGGAGTGGGACTTCTGGACCTATGCTCCCGCACCGGCGAAAAGAGTGCATCAGATAGCTTCATTTCTTATCCGTCCTTTCAGGGAATTTTGCAGCCATATTTACACATCCGGCAACATACAGGCAGGCGATTCCGAGGAACACCAAAGCCAGAGGCGGCCAGATCTGCCACAGGCCCGCTGCAATCAGGGCCACGCCGACAAAAAATAATAACACAGTGAACCACTCCGAAAGGGAAGAGGTTCTTTTGGAATGATCTTTCATGTAAAACTCCTTACATATGCCATTGCCCTGCCTTCACTCGCTCCGACAGAGAGTTAGCTGGTGCCAGCATCGCAGTTGCGTGAGCAATGATCCATGCAACGGCAATATCAATTCTGCCTGTGGACAGATTTTTCATGGGCTTGATGTTCTCATTACCATCGGTGCGGCACCGGACATTGCCGAAGTTCCAGCGGGCGCAGGTGTTATGCTCATGGAGCATCTCACCAGAGCGGATCTTTACTTCCAGATCCTTCATAGCCGGGCTCATGTCTGCCATATTCTGCCGAATCTCAACTACAGTCAGCTTGGATTTCTCAAGCCGACCACTCATCATGCGGCTTAAGTATGGGTCAACGCCAAGACACACCAAGTTGTATTGCTTCTTGCACTCCAAAATAGTTTCTTCGATGGCGTCAAAGTCGTTCATGCTGCCATCGCAGAGAGCAATGTACTCGGCCCGCTCCCAATCACGGTACGGCACATGATCCCGGTTTTCCGCGTCCACGATGCCGTCAAGCGGTCTCCATGCCCAGAAAAGAACCACCCAGTGCGGCAACCCCGGTTGAGGCGGGAACTCCAGGACAAACGCGGCAAGGTCGGTGGTGGTAGCCAGATCAAGGCCGCCGTAGCACTTCTTTCCCCGAAGGGAGCGCCGCATCTCACGGCGGAGCTGATTGCCCTTGTAGATTTCTTCGAGCTTGGGCACATGCCATTGGGTTTTGTCGTAGAGGGTCAGTGGCAGCCAACCAACGGACTTGGTAGCGATCCATTGGTTCAAACGAAGCCACCGGAACAGCCGTTCCTTTGCCTCGTTCTTCTTTGCCGCTGCGGCTTCCTGGCGGATAGTACGCAACGAGACTGTTACACCAATGGATGGGTTGCACTGCTTCCAAACATCTTCGTCCCAAATATCGATCTTCTCAAGCTCTTCCGGGTCATCCGGAAGGCCGTACATAACCGGCAACCAAATGGGATCGTCTTCCTCAGCAGGGCCGGTACCGGCACGAGCCGCTAGGATCCGGCGGCACTGGTCATGAATTTCCCAACCAATAGAGTGGCGATCGGGGTCATCGCCGGCAGTGGTCAGAACAATCCATACAGGCTGCTTACGGGCGGAGCCGGCACCAAAAGTCATGATATCCCACAGTTTCCGGTTAGGCTGGGCGTGCAATTCATCGAAGATAACGCAGCTTGCATTGTAGCCGTGCTTACTGTAGGCGTCTGCAGAAAGCACCTTGATGAAACCGGAACCATCCTTCAGGTGGATCTCCCGGCGGCTGTCCACCGGATTCAGCCGCCGCTTCAGCCAGGGCAGATGCTCAATCATGTTGAGCATGGCATTGAAGCAAATGGCTGCGTTATCTTTATCTGCGGCGCAGATGTAGATCTGCGCATTCTTTTCGCCGTCACCTACCAAATGATAGAGGCCCAGAGCAGCGGAAAGCTCGGTCTTACCGTTCTTCTTAGGGATCTCCAGGTACAGGTACTGGAACTGTCGGTATCGGTGGCCAGTATCGTCATCGGTTTCCAATGTCCCGTAGAATTGCTGCAGCGGTTCTTTTTGCCAAGGCTGTAATCGGAATGGCTTACCCTCCCAGTCACCGGAGCCAAAGACCAGAGATTCCAGAAAGCCACAAACATAGGCAGCATGGTTGGCAGAATATTCAGCCATCGCCCACCGCCTGACCGGATCCTAAAAACTGTGCCTGCAGATCTGCCAGAGGATCCGTTTCCGGAGCAAGCTCTACCTGCGGTACCACCAGCTTGCAACGGCTGGTGACCGTCAAGCCCATATCGGCCGCGCAGCCGCGGCAGATCTTTTCAAAGCGAGCCATTTGCCCGGACCAGTAATCCACCTGCTCTTCAGCCTTTGCGTAGGCATCATCCTTGCTAATGGTCTGCACCCATTCTCCGGTTTGCACAGACACTTTGAGGATGCGTCTGCACTGATCCAACCATGCACTCTTTTGGGTACTGGCTTCTGCATAACTCAGCTCACAGTCGCAGTACCGACCCAGAGTACCGGTATCCAGTTCGGATACGATGCCTTCCGGGAAGGCCAGTAGCTGCTTGGCATATGCCTTGAACAGCTTCTTTGCTTCACTCCCCAGCCACTTCGGTGGTTTTAATTCCTTTGGCTTGGGCAAGTGTAACTCAGAGGCACGGCGGGCCTCAATCTCTGTCCTAGTCCAGTGCTTACCTCCGCTAACGGCTAGATTCAGCTCTATGGGTTTCCGTCCGCCTGACATCTTGCATCGCTCCTTTGCCCTTGGGGTCTAAAATCTGCGGTGGGGAGAAAATCCCGTAAAGAGGAGGGCTCGGGGTCTTGGGGGTTGAAACCCCATTTTTCAGCCCCCGGGGGGCCTCCCTACCGGTGCCGGCAAGGATTCGCCGGCGTGTACGCCTTGCGTGAGCGCCTGCGCATGCGCCCAAGCCATCAGCGATTTTTGTGTTTTGGATCGTAGAATAATCCGCCGTTTTCTGCCATGGTTTTACGACTGTGGCAGCCGTGGCAAAGACTCTGCAGTTTGCCCTTGCAAAACAGCTGAATGTCGCCCCGGTGAGGAATGACATGATCAGCTTCCGTTGCCTTGACACGCTGACCACGCTTGGCACACTCGCAGCAGAACGGCTCGCGGGCCAGCTGAGCATCTCTGCGATGTTTCCAGCCATAGCGCGGATTGGTGTACAGGTAATGCCAGGCGGCAGACTCTTTCCTCTCGGACTTTGGCATATGATCTTGGCAGTAGCCTTCGCTTGTCAGCTTCATACACCCCGGCGCCTTACACATCCGCATCGGCTTGTTCATGAAGCACCTCCAGACAAAACAAAAAGCCGGAACCAACAACCACGCATTTAGCGTAGGTCATTGGCTCCGGCTCTCAAAGCACTGGCCCTCTTGAATATCGATCAACCCTTCCCACTTGCAGTCCTTGCAAAATGCTGCAACATTCAAGCCGAATGTCTTCGGGGTGATCTTCATAACCCGGCGATTTCGTCTGCATCTCGGGCAGATTAACCAACCGTTTTCTACTGGTAGTATTTTATCACACACGGGAGAATTATGCAAGACCCGTTTGTTTTTTTGTGAAAAAGTTTGTTTAACTGCGTTCAATAGTTAGTACCTCCCTCCAGTCTATAAGAGAGCGTGGCTCCCTCATATTTACTGATTTTCATAATAGATAATGGTCTTATATCCGCCGTATCCCGGCAGCTGCACCGGTTCGCTTAGCTCCGTGCATCCTACCGGAACAGAGATATCAACTGCATCGGAATCAATAGTTGTATATTCAAACTTTGGACGAACAAGCCCACGGCTTCCGGTCCACATCTGCTCTCCCGGAATATAGACGCCCAACTCTCTAGGCTCCCGGCACATGTAGTGCGCCTTATCCAGAATCTCTTCAAAGCTGCGCAGCTTACGGACGTGTACGATCTTGCCCCAGCACCAGAGACTGCGGATCCGCTCCTCATCGGCATCATCCTCAAACCGCATTACCATGTGGTGGTGCAGCCGATGCCCACCACCTCTGGTTGTTAGCTGGGTACAGTAGACATAGAGCAAAGGTTCTTTGTTATCTTTGCGATATTTCCGGAACCACCGCATAAACTTGCGAAAGTAAGGATGCGCCTCCTCGCGGGTGGTTGGCAAATGATCATCGTCATAGGTCAGTGTAACCCACCAATCACCGGGGGAAAAGTTAGCGCACATTAGCATCAAAAGTTTCTCGTAGCTGGTCTTCAAATTAGCGCGCTGTTTTTCCTCTTTTGAAATGCTGATAGCACGCCGCCTAACATTGGGGTTCGGATCTCTTGGCGAATAAAGAGCCTGACGAACAACACGTCCGGCACGCATGGTGCTGAGAATCTTCAATATCGCCACCTCCGGAACAAAAACAATAAGATACCTACGCTATTACCCTCTTTATTGACTTCCATTAATTCCTCCTGTTTGATTTTGAAAAACTTCAGTTAATTTCTTATCCATACCCCTGCCCAGCTTATAACAGTTTCCATGGGATATGTGATTCTTCCAGGCATTATACGATGCTTGAAACTTCTCCATCGGTAACTTGCCATCAGCAACCAGTCTGGCCATTCGAAGAAACTTTCTTTGCGCGTTGCGCTTATTCTGATTCTTCAGTCTGCGGATCACCCGTCCTTCTTGAGTAATGTAAGTATGAAAACCAAGGTAACTAACGCCATTCTTGAATGGAAACACCTGCGTTTTTCCATTCAATGTAAGATCCAGCGTTTCCAGATACGCCCTGATCACCTCTAGGCAGTACTGCAGGTACTCCTTACTTGGATGCATTAAATAGAAGTCATCCATGTATCGGCCATAATACTCAATGCCCAGCTCATGCTTAATGAGCTTGTCCATACCGTCCAGATACAGAAGTGCAAACCCTTGATTGATCTGATTGCCTAACGGCAGGCCTTTCCCCTCCGTACTGTCGATGTACAGATTGCAAAGCCAGCACACATCCGGGTCATACCCAAAATAGTAGCTGACAATATCTTTCAGCCGTTCATGCGCGATATTGTAGAAGTACTTGGTTACATCACACTTGAGGATATATCCGTCAAATCCATATTTGCTGTGAAATTCCTGCATCTGCTCGCTCAGTCGATCTAAGCCAAACAATGTGCCTTTCCCTCTCTGCCCGGCACAGTTATCCCGGATGAACACCCGCTGCAGCCTGGGCATTATTACATTGTCACACAGGCAGTGCTGCACGACCTTATCCTTGAATGAGGTAGTCTGTATAATCCGCTCTTTCGGTTCATATACCTTGAACTCGTTGTAGCCGGATACAGTATAGGTCTTATTCCGAAGCTGCGTGATCAGCGCGTTCACACCATCTAGCGCAGCCAGGTTAAAGCGGGCCGAGCTTTTCTTGAAGCCTTTTCCGCATTTTGCCTTGCGGAATGCCCTGTACATATTGTGGAAGTCAACCACTTTTTCAAAGTCGGTCATGCAGCACCGCCCCTTTCTGTTTATCCTTTCGGAAAGGTTGTGCGTTCTTTTGATGTGGCGCATTGGTTTCGGCTGATGCCTACTCCGTCGAGCTTTCCACCAGAACGGGCGGACGCCGTTATCGTTGTTGTAGTTGTCATTGTTGATGTTACCGGACGGCGCAACGCAAAGGAAAAACACAACGCACAGCCTATGAAATTTACTGCCGCTCCCGGGTCCTCCAGGCAATCGCCATATACTTGACATCCTGCACCATCTTTGACCAGTACTCAGCAGACTTATCTGTCAGTAGCTGAAGCATCATTGATAGTTCTATGTAGAATAACATTTCGTCACAGATCGTGATGGCCTTGGTGATGGTTTCGCAGCGCTCCCGCTTGTGGCTTACATTGTTGATCCTGTTCGCTTCAAGCAGAGTTTCGTAGATGTCCAGGCTCTTGATCTGGATCCTGTCTACGAGGGAATGGCGATACTTTTTCGGGTACCGGTTGCAGTTGGAAGTTAATTTGAACGAGTGAATAGCCAGTTCCTTGGCTTTTACTATGACCTTCAGATCATTATCACCCATCGTTACTCACCGCAAGATTCAAAGATAGAAGATTTAAAGTAGAAAAACGGGCGGACGCCGTAATCGTAGTAGTAGTTGCCAATGCCGATGCCACCGGACGGCGCAACGCAAAGGATCCAGTTCGGACTGCTGTGAGGCTCTGCGGATTCGGGCGTTGCCAACCAAAACCATTCCTTTACTTTATACTTGTCGAAGATCTCGACATTGGCGCGGTAGAAGTCCAGCGTGGGTAAGCTCACCTTGGATTCCATCACACCGTAGGGTTTCAAACCGTCTTCGGTGGCAAGGTCTGTCTTGAAGGTTAAGACATTCTCTTCGCCAATTTCGGCAACGACCTTAGGAAGAATATCATCTTCCATTTTCTTGAGAACATCGCTCTGCCGGAGATCGTTGTTGCTACCGAACCGGGAGCTGAATTGACATGCTTTGGTCATTACGGGAGTTGCATCACCCTCCGCAGGGAACTTGATAAATTCGATACCTGCGACGGTAAAAGTACCGTCCTCTTTAACGGTAATGCTCATGTTGTTTTCCTCCTTTAGTCAGATACAAAGATAGTAGATTTTAAGATGCAAAACGGGCGGACGCCGTTATCGTGGCGGTAGTTGTCATCGCCGATGCGACCGGACGGCGCAACGCATTTTACCCAGGAATCGTTCTCGTGCCGCTTGGTACTGTACGGTGTCGCCAGCCACCACCAGGCATCAATCTTATGCTTGTCAAGCACCTCTACATATTTCCGGTAACGGTCAGCGGTAAGCAGCGATGCCCGGCGCTTGATTTCGCCATAATCCTTCAGCCCATCATCGGAAGTCAGGTCTACAGTGTGCAGGCACAAGTTGTCTTTGCCGACTGCTGTTTCCAGCTCTTCCGCGAACTTGTTGCAGGTTGTATCCGCATGGGATCCGTTGTAGTTATTGCTCTCGGCAAAGGCTTGATCTGGCAGTAGGTCCTTCAAGATTACTGCGGCAGTATCACCGGAATGTTCCAGCACAACAAACTCATGGTTGCCGATTTTGAATGTCTCGCCTACCGGCACATCGGCCAGTTGTACACCGGGCAGATTAAAGCATTCTTTGAGCTGCGACACCTGTTTATCGGACAGCTCAATTTTCTGGTCATTGATACAGATGTAATTTTTCATAATTCCTCCCTATCTATTTTTCGGCCAGACTGCCAGATATAGATGTGGCAGCACTTGCGGCTTTTTCTGATAAACCACCATAGAACCTTCCAGAAAGAAGACAGGGCAATCATAAATTCGTCCAGTCCGCCTTCTCCGTCGTGAATCTCATAGGTGATGGTCCATTCGCGAATATACTTATGCTTCATCATTCATCAGCTCCACATCAATTTCATACTTTTTGGTTATGCCTCTGCGGCACCGGCTCACAGTGGTCAGGAAGGTGCTGATACTCATCTTCATGGCTGCTGCGCACTCTTCCTTGCTGCCACATGTGATTAGCCGGTCGTCCGCCCGAAGGCGGACAATATAGAATTTCTTTGGATACGCCATTTCAAATCTCCGGCCGATCAGACCAGCACTGAACGGCCACTTCATCGGATATCTTTTCACCGAAAAGGAACCAATTCTCGCCATCCCACAGTAATTCCCGAAGCATCGGAGCTGCGCAGCCGGGAAGAAGAATATACGCAACATAAGTACCGTAGGCTTCCGGAGTGCCGGTGTGCCATCCGGAGACTGCCGGCTTGGTGCTGCCGTCTTTTGCATCCGGCATAAACGTCCAGAGCGTCACTGGATCTCCATAGTCCATATCGAACTCCCCGCAGCCTTTGTATTTACCTGTGTCTACATATCCACCACTATCTATCAAAACTAAATTCTTACCAACTGGTGGCTTGACGGATGTGGTGTACCA